CTTTGGAAAGGAGACCCTAAAATATCTTTAATAGCTTTCAGAATAGCTTCATTTCTTCTTTCTTCGCTATTGATAACATCAAATGGAATTTCTGCAACAACCACATTGTCTTCTAAATCGCCTTCTACAATAGCTTTCTCAACAGATTCTGCAACGCTGTGGTTGTAAGCATAAGCTCCTATTTGAGTTACAGCAACGAGATTTACAATATTTTGACCAAACTCTTTCTTTAACAGTGAAACAAAAACTTCATTATCATTGTCATAGTTTTCACCATCAGTAAAATAAAAGAAATAGATGTTCCAATTGTTTGGAGGAAATCTGTTTTCAAATTGTTTTGCGACTAGATCTAAAGCTGTAGAGCATGTGGTGCCACCGCCATTTCTTATCCTGTAGAAATCTTTGGCATCGACTTCATGAGCGGCAACATCGTGCCATACATAAAGTCTTTCTACTCGTTCATAAAAATTTCGAATATAAGTATCAATCCAATATGCCATGTCAGAAACAACGGACACTTTCCTGTCGTCCATAGATCCACTAGCATCTCTGGCAAAGATAACCACAGCATTGCTGGACGGAAATTTAATTTCTTTGTATTGTCGATATCTTTTGTCAGAGTTAATTGGATTAATCATCTTGACTTTATCTTTAACACCGGGAATTTCATATAAATTGTTAATTTCTCCAGTTCCGCATAGACGCTTCATTGCTGTAAGCATTGTTCTGCGTGTATGACGAAGAGATTCTGGACCAACAAGAGAAATATTGTTGTATTTTATTTTTATGTCTTCAAGATTAGCTTGTTGTTTAGGTTTAAGGTCAGGGAGTTGCAATTCATCTTTCATAAAATGAAGGATGTCTTCCATGTCAATCTGAACGATAATGCCTTCACTTTCATCCTGCCCTGCACCGTTACCTTGTCCTTGACCTTTGTCTTTCCCTAAGACATCACCTTCTTGACCATCTCCACGTCCAACACCATTGGGATTTTTCCCGTGAAGAAAATGAGGAATGTCAATTGCAGGAATCTTTATAGAAACTTTGCCATTTTTACCACGGTGACGAAAAATTTCACCACTTTTGATGAACTTCTTTAAGTTCTTTCTAATCCTACCGCTGACCACATCCCTAAAGTCTTTGTGGTCAGAATCAATCCTTCTGGGCAATTTTATTCTCCTTAAATTAGAACAGATCTTCTGCTAGATCGCCTCTTGCAAAAATACTGCTTACATAATCAAGCACATCTGTTGCGCTCTGCTCATTATAACCATATTTTTCAACAAGTCTTTGCTTAACCGCATCAATCTTCTTTTGAACATCTGGGTCAACTGTTGTCGCTCCAGATGAAAATGCACTTAGCTTAATGTGATCTTTTGTGTCTTCAAACAATTTTGCTTCCAAAGCTTTCTTAAGGAGGGAATTACTATCCCACCTAAAAACCTTTTGTTTAATAGCAAGATCACCAATAAATGCCGCAATCATTCTTCGGAAGTCATCACAAGTAGATTCTGGAACATCAATCTTACTCTCAATAGATCGCATTAATTTTTCATCTGGACTTTCTTCTCGTCCAGTAATCTTATTGGTAATTTTTGCTTTATTAATGTAAGCCATCAAATTGTCGATATAATTTGCACAAAGCCTGACAATTGCTTCTTCATCTCCAACAAGAGCCTTTTGAACTTCATTCTTAAGAATGTCATCAAGCTTCTTAGTTGCAAGAGTAACACAGTTTTGATACTTGCGCACCAAATCTTTATTAGAAATAAGAGAATGATTATCAAGTCCACTCTTTAAGGCATTTAACACCATGAATGGATTGATGTAATCATGTCTGCTTGACAGCGTAGAAGAAATCTTGTCCTGCACATACCTTGCAGACATACCAGTCATGCCTTCATTCGGATTCTTATCTCTGAGTTCACGAACTCTATCAATTGTCCATCCGGGCAACATCTTTCCATCGTAAAGATCTGCCTTTTCAGTCAAAGTAATCTTATTGTCCTTATCATCTTCCAAACGTGTCAACACTGAAAACAATGCAGCAATCTGCAAAGTATGAGGAGCAATATGTTGCTTAATCTTATTCAAATTATAATCTTGTTCCAACACCTTAAGCTCCTTGCTCCATTCCAAGAGATAAGGAACTTCAATTCTTACAGTTCTGTCCTTTAAAGCTTCCATGTATTGGTTATTCTTTAACTTTTCGTACTCAGGAATGTTAGTGTGTCCAATGATAGCTTCGTCAATACTAATCTGAGAAAACTTCTTAGGCTTGATTGACTTCTCTTGTGATGCTCCGAGAAGATCATACAAGAAAGCTGTTTCAAGCTTTAACATTTCAATGAATTCAATAACACCACGATTAGCAACGCAGAATTCCCCATCAAAATTGAATGTTCTTGGATCAGAATCACTTCCAAATGTTGGCAATAAAGCGAAATTAATATCACCAGTAAGCTCTGTACTATCTTGGTTCTTTTCGTCTTTAGGTTGGAAAGAAGCAATGCCAACTCTATCTGCTTCAGAATATTGCTTTCGGACAACAACAATGTGGTTGTTTACAACTTTAACCCAATCTCCATTATACATCTTGAGTAATTTGTCAAAGAAAAACTTACATTTTGGATTGATTTCACCTTCTACAGCAAGACTATAGAGAGTTGTTCTTTGTGATGGGTCAGCATTGCCGCTATGAATCTTATTTAGTTCATCAAGTACTTGCTTCCTTACTGTAAGGGGAAGAAGCTTCAAAGGATCTTCATTCATTGGGCAATCACAAACATCGCTTGTATAAAATCCATTCTGTCCTGTTGGGAGATTAACCCATTTATATGAATACCAAGCACCATTTTCAGTCTTGGAATAATCTTCCATGTTACGTTTAATTAATCGACAAATAGTAGATTTAGCAGAACCTACAGGTCCGCATAGAAGAAGTATGCGTTTTTCTGGACCATAATGTCCGGCTGCGCCCTTGAAATGAGCAACCAAAGACTCAAGCTGTTCTTCAATACCAAAAACTTTAATTTCTTCATGGTTCTCAAAAAACTTATAAGTTACGATCTTCTTGCGATACTTATCAATTTCTTCTGTTCCAAATGAAGTAATCATGTCGTAAATTCTTTGATGAGAATTACGAGCCAATTTTGGATTGTTATAACATCTGTTAATATATTCTTCAAAGCCAAGCTCTTCATGGAGCTTTTTGTAATCATCAAGATTATTGTTATTAGCGAACTGTGTTAAACTAACCATATTATTCTACCTCTCCAAAGTGGTTACCACTGGAAATATCATCAATACGCCTATATGGATTTTCTCCAGCGTTTGATGCTTTTTCTGCGTCTCTACGAAGATTCTGAGCTTGTTCTAGATTGTAACCTGCACGATAATTAAAATTGTCAAATTTGCTCGTATCTTTCGGTTGAGCAAATTTGACATTGGCATCATTTAACAGTTTTTTCTTTTTCTTTGAATTACAATGTGGACATGAGACACTAGCATATCGACCTTTAGGATCGAACAATACTAGTGACTCATAATTTTTATTACAATTATTACACAAAAAATTATATGTAGGCAAGATACTAACCCCTGAACCAACCTTAAAATAGTATGGTTCAGGAAAATCATTCACTGATAATTTTTTTTATTTCTTCATATACAATTTTAACTTTTTTCATTCTAGAAGGAATAGACATGAATGACCACATCCATGAACCTTTACAAATTTTATATGCTTCTTCAATAAGCTTAGCTTGTATTTCTTGTTCTATGAGTATGTTTTGCTCCATCTGCATAGCAACCATCTGTGAGTCGATGAAGGCATTTTCCTTATCATTTTCATCTTCATCTTCATCCTCATCATCGAACCCATCATCGCCATAAGCAAAATCAAACCTGTTCTTCATGGCGAACCTCCTGATTTAAAAGAGTTCTTATGCTTTTGGCATCTTCCCATATAGATTCTAATTTAATCTGATTTAAACTTTTATCTCTAGAGAATAAACCGATATTATTTACTAGCTTGTGCCTAACTTCTTCAAAATTATTTTTAATATCCCAAAATGTCGCATGACAGTACTTATTTACTGATATATCTTCAATTAAAAATTCTTCATTATCTGGTGTCTCAGAACGCATAATCATAAAATCACTATCAAAATTTTTATTAAATTTAAATTTTCGCATACAAAAAACATTAGAAGTTACAATTGCGTAAGACTTATCCCAGATGTCAATATCTATAAGCTGATTCGGATGGAAGCAATCATGAATATAAATTACAGGAAAATTTAGTTTTCTAGCCCACCCAGCAAAATCAAAAGAAGGATTTCCAACAACAATAATAATTGGATTTATTTTTGGCAAATATTTAAAAAATGAGAACCAACATAAAAACGAAAAAATATCATGAGGTTTGTGCGGAGGGACAATAATTCCTAAATTAAATTTTGAATAATCGGTTTTTGGAAATAAAAGCATCAAATCTTAAAGAGTTTTTTCATTTCTTTTTTTGCAGAAGCTGGTTGTGGATTTTGATAATTCATCCTCAATACAGTAAAAGAATTATGGCGTTTACCACCATGACCGTTAGCCTCATCCATTTTAATGAATTCTTTAAAAGTCATGGGTTGCCACCTAAAGCAACATTTACTAACTGAGAAGCATTAGCTGGAGGATTTGTCTTAGTCAAATCTTGCATCGCTAATTGAAAATTTGGATCTTTGCGCAAAGTATCAATTGCATCTTTTGTCTTACCAGTTTGATATAACCTTAAAGCAGCTGAATTCTTTTGAGCAGCTGCATCAAGCTTCTTTCTAACAACAGGATTAATTTGCATTTGTTTACCTGCCTGATTAGGTGCTGATGACTGATTAGGTGCTGATGACTGATTACCAGCAGTAGGTGCCGCAGGAGCTGTAGGAGCTGTAGGAGCTGTACCAGTAGTTGGAGTGGTTCCTGTTTGTTCTTCTAGATTATTTAGAAATTTTTTAAATGATAACATGTCTATATTTATTGAGGAGGACTCAAAAATGAAAACATTTATCACATTGGTAGTAGCTTTTGTTTTAGGTTTTTTAGTTGGCGTAACTTCAACAATCATTGGACAATTTCATTACTGCCCATTTGTTAAAGCAAAACTCATCCATAAGCATGAATAATTTTATTAATAATATTAGTTGTTGATAGACCTTCAACTAAAGGAATGAATTCAATTCTATCAACAACATTGGCTCCAGCAATGTTTTTGCCTCGCCAATCCTCACCTTTGACCAAAACATTCGGCTTAATTGCCTCAATTACACTTTGAGGAAACTCTTCTTCCAAAACAACAATAAAATCAACACATTCTATTGCTTTCAACATTTCAATCCTTTGACCCAAAGGAATTATTGGTCTTTTTTCACCCTTCAATTTAGCTATACTTTCATCTGAATTAATGCCAACGCATAGCTTGTCACCAAAAGATTTTGCCTGTTTTAAAGATGATATATGACCGAAATGTGTAAGATCCATGCAACCATTAGTCCAAACTAAATTAAAATCCCTATTCCTCAACACGGCTGGATTAGTAATCAATTTGTCTTTAACAAAAAAATCTGATGGATTCAAAGGTTTATTATAACGATTAGCAACATATTTTGTTCCAGCTTCAAATGCAATAGCTATTGCTTCTTGCAAATCAATTCCTGCGCTTAAAGCCATAGCCAAAAATGCTATATAAGCATCTCCAGCACCAGTCAGGTTTTCCGGTTTTATAGATTTTTTATCAGGAATTACATAATATATTTTTTCATTATGATCAATTGCGCTTACACCCTCTCCTGCATTTGTAATCACAACATTATCACATCCCAGCAAAGCTTGAAGCCATTTTAACTGATCTTCAACTTTTTCTTTATTAACAAATCTTTTTGCCTCAACAGAATTTGGCTTAAATAAATAACATCCTTCCCAAATATTAAGATTTTTCTTAGGATCAACAAGTGATTTACTTTGCTTTAAATAATTCTTATGCCAATTTGTAGAAAATAAACCTTTATCATAATCAGAAAATATGTTAATGTCTGAATCAGGAATTTTTATGTCACTTAGATATCTTGATATATCAAATAAACCAAAATTAGGCTGTTCAATGTCCCACCTAGTTAATGGATGAAAGTCCTTATAAAATCTTTTTTTTATTGGATTTTTAACATCTTTTGAAACAATAGAATACTTTGTATCAATGCCATTTAGTTCACATATGTCTTGCGTTTCTGGACTAATAAGCGAAATCAAGTTTGTCTTAATGTTAAAATTACGGAATTGCATAACAACATTTGCGGCACCACCACACAATACTTTATGCGGTTTGTCTGTAACAGAACAATGAATGGGAATGGGAAACTCTGGACTAATACGATCAACTTCTACTTGGTAATACTCATCAATTAAAACATCTCCAATAATATTTATTGTAATGTTTGATTTGTTTAATTTGTCAAAAAAACTTGAAAAAAAATTGCCCATGAAATAAATAGAGTTATAACAGAAGGTAGAAAAATGCTTAATTCATTAGACAAAAAAATATTTGACAAAAAATTTGTTGAATTTTTAGTTGAGAAAAATATCCATCCTTCACATTTGCTAAAACTAGCACATCAGATTAATTCTGAAACATTACTAAACGAAGAAGGAATGACAGGTTTTTTGGGTGGTATTGGAGGAGGACTGACAGGTCTTTACCAAGGATTCAAAGCTGGTTGGGGTACAAAAGATATAAATGCAGCAGAAGACAGATTAAAAGATCAATTAGATTTTGCATACAGAACATTTTCGAATAGTATTGAAAAAGCTACAGGAAACCCAGCAACAGCACGATTGGTTTTAGACAGACTGAGAACTGGCAGTGATGTTTTTACAGACGCTGCTATTGACAAACCAAGTCTTATATCAGGCAGATCACCAACATCACCATCTGGTGGCAGCGGCACCGATTGGCTAAATAATCTTTTAGGAGGAGGGGGAGGAGGTAGCAGTCCCAGAAGAAGAAGAACAAGAACAACTGCCCCAATAGATCCTCTTGACAGCGATACTCCAGTGGCAATAGCCGAACCACCATCAGCATCACCAGTTGCGCCATCACCATCACCAACTACACCATCACCATCACCATCACCATCACCATCACCATCACCATCACCATCACCATCACCATCACCATCACCATCAATTGGTGGATTGACTCCAACGCCAACATCAACACCAACTACCACACCGACTCCTACGCCAACTGCTCCCCCAAAAATGGGACCAGAGAAAGAAAAAACTTTAGAAAACCTTATCGAAAAAGATTTTTTAGAAAATTTCAACAATTTTGTTGAAAATATTTTTTATAAAATTGAAAATGATGGAGATTTTGTTAAAAGAAAATTCCCATTTAAGACTTTAAGTGTCATAAAAAGACTTTATCAATATAAGTCACTTCCACTCAAAATGTCATATTTTGATCTTCACAGAAAAAACATGAGAATCATAGGTGCAAAAAACTGGAAAGAAATGATGAAGGAGATTATAAAAACATTTGAATCTAATAAATGTGATTTTGGCAATGAAGAGTTTGTTAAAGATATTGGAACCATTTTTAATGACACTTACAATGCAGGTGGATATTATGAGAGGTTAATAACTGATTTAACTAGATATAATGATAATTGGAAAAATTTAATAAAGGCTTTGAAAGAAATAGGAAAATATATTGATGATTTTTGCGAAAAAAATCCAAACAAATGTTCTGACAAAGGCGGAAAATATGGTGAAAAACTTTTAAATAATCTAGAAGAAAATAAAAACATCACTTTTGCAAATTGGTTATTAATTCAAGAAAATATACTATTTTAATAGTAAGTACAGTCACTTGGAGAAAAAATGAAATTTTTGTTGCATATTTTTGTTATTGCCATGTTTTCACTGTCATGTTTTGGTGCTGATTCATTAGTAGCAGTTGAGCCACCACCAATTCCCCAATCACCTGTATACAGTATTGCCAATAAAGTCGAAGGTTTAGAACTTCCTGAACCAATCACAGTCGATAGCAGTGAAGGATTTCTTGTTGTCCAAGCTAAATCTAAGGGACAAGTTAAATGGTTTGTTGTCGGCAACAACAAAGTTAAATATGTTGCTAATGACGCTGCAAACAGTCTTATAGTTTCTGTCCCTCAATCTGGAAGTGTTAATGTTTTTGCAATTGCTCTTGTAGATGGAAAATTAACAGATTTTGCAAGAACAGACATTACTGTAAAAGGCGTAAAGCCAGATCCTGTCAAACCAGATCCAACCGATCCTATTGATCCAGATGTAGTAATAGAAAAAGTTCCAGAAGGTTTGCATGTTACGTTTTTGACAGATTACAATGAGTCAACACCAGATATTGCAGCTGTTTTAAACAGCAAAGAAATTAGAGACATTGTCCTAAAAACAAAAAGTTTTTACAAAGTTTATGATGTTAATAGCTTAGTAGTTAAACAAAAGAAGATGGACACACTGCTTAAAAAATTAAGCAGTAACAACCTTTTTGTTGTTCAAAAGACTGATGGAACTGTTCTTTACTACAGTTCTATTCCAAAAACAGAAGTAGAAGTCGTTAAAATCCTAAATAAAATTACAAAAGGAGAATAACATGAGTTTTCCATCAATATATTTCGACGGCTATTACCGTATCCTTTCCCATACCCCAAGCCCAGAAAACGATACTCCAAAATTTGGAGATTCATTCAGGAGCTTTGATGCTGCTGTTCTAAAAGAAATTGATATGTCTTGGCAAGGGCATAAAATCTTAAACCAAAAATCAACTAACAGTTGTGTTGGTCATGCATCTACTGCTGGAATGGAGATTTTGCAAAAGCAACGTCAAAATGTTCAAAAAAGCTTTAATCCATTCTTTCACTATGCGTTAATTAATGGTGGACAAGATGGTGGGGCTTATATTTCAGATAGCCTTAACATGCTTAGAAAGTATGGAATCTGTGAAACAAGTGCGTTTCCACATGACCGTGTTTATTACAAGAGCAGTTTAACCAAAGCTGCTTATGATAATGCTGCTAGATTTAAGCTAGGATATGCTTATCAATGTAACACATTCGAAGAAGTTTGCCAAGCAATCAGCCTTGGTTTTGTTGTAAACATCGGCATCCTTGTTGGATCTAACTTTGCCAAAGTCGATTCAGAAGGCATTGCTCCACTTCCAAATGGTGGTGGTGGCGGACACTCAATGCTTGCCTGCGGAATAAAGCAACACAGCAAATATGGCTGGTTGGTAAAGCTCCAAAATAGTTGGGGTTCAAACTTTGGATTAGGTGGCTATTGCTATGTTAGAAAAGAACATTTTACAAGCCGAAGCAAGCTTGATTGTTTTGCGTTCCAAGGTGTTGTAGAAGATCATCTAGATCAAGATAAGACAGACGATGTACCTGTTGTTAAAGTATAAGGAGCTTGAAATGAGCGAACCAGAAACAAGATATTCGTTGGCTGATGTTGAGGTAATGAAAGAAAATGCCCTTAATATGGGGGCATCCACTGAATTTATTGCCGATTGTTTAAACAAGTATGGTCCTGAAGTCCTTAGCACTGTCACAGAAGGATTAAGGAATGGATTTTCGTTTGCATTCATTCTTGAAAGTTTCAGATTGTTTGGTCCATTTGTTTTAGACTTCTTTATTTCCTTGATGTCTAAGAATAAAATGCAAGCAAATCTAATGGAAATCGCAAATCAAGAAACGCTAGGAGCAGCTGCTTTTAGCAGAGAAGATATCAATAATTTTGTTAAAGATGAAAATATTGACCTAATGAGTTCTAATCTCATTAAAGTTTTTATTGAAAAAATTCTTCCATATATTGGTAAGAAATATGGTCCTATTATCATCGAAGCAATTATTGATGCAATTACAAAAGCTGTCGATGAGGACAAATTGTGAGATATCTAACTCTTGCTTTACTGTTTGCATTTAGCAAAATTTGCTTTGGTGAAGAATTACCAGTTATAAAATTTCCAAACAAAAAAGAAATCGAAAAAGCAAAAATTAAAGAATTAATTAAAGAACTTGATGTAAACAGTAAAGAAGAGCTATCAAAGGCAGACCAACAAAAAAAAGAACTAAAAGAAAATCTAAAAGAAGAAATAAAACCTCTTCCGTCAACCGCTTCCAATCCATCTTCCCTCAAATTGTATAACATGCCAACAACCAACAAGCCTATTTATACAACAAAGCCAATTTATTATAAAAAATCATCAATTAGATCGAAAGCATACTGTCCTACTTGACCAAAGTAGGACAGAAGCCTTCGGTCGAAGGTAATTATTCTGAAATTACTGAATCAATAACAGAAGTTTTGGTCACAATCATTCTTCCTCGAATTCTTTCTGCATAAGACTTGCAGAAAGCTTTCATTTTAACAATCACATTATCATTTTTATCATTTTCTTTAGAAGAAAACTTTGGTTCTTTTAACCTAATACTTTTGTTATCACTAATTTCAAAAAAAACAATATTAATATTATCCAAAAATTGATTATCAATTATTTGTACACTTGGATTAGAGGAAACAATCCAATTAATACTTTCAAGATATAATGTTTTGTTGGCAAGTTGTTTTGCAAGCTCTACTTCATCAATCTTTGGACCAGATGTTGGCGGCGTTTTAGCTGTTACTAAAATCATAATACCTAAAAGCGTCAACGAATGAAAACTCAAAAATAAATATCTCCAAAATCCGTGACAATTCATAAGCACCTCCACTTTAAATTAGTGGAAGTTATGCATAAAAGTCATTAATCTTCTGTTGCCACTCAGTTTGTTCCCGTTTATTATCAGAGCAAATATCCGATAATTTAGATTGTTCAACATTGTCTTTTAAAGATTGAGACAGAGATTCTACTTCCAATCGTGTTAACTTCATAGCTCCACGCATTGGATGATAATCATTCCAAGCTTCAATCGTATATGGGATCAAAGGCGTAATAAGCTTGAGAATAGCATCAGCATACACCCTAATTTCCTTCTGAGCGTGTGCATCTGCCCGAAGAGACAAAAGATGCAACAAATTATGTAAGTTTTGTTTCCAGTACCATTCTGTATAAAGATTAAGCGGCAAAACCATTCTGGCTTGTTCTCTTGAAACACCAGCATCTAACATTTGCAAATAAACAGAATATGCATCTTTGCAGCTTAAATCAATTTTATCAACAAATTCTTGAGATGTTTCCTTGTCCAAAATCTCTTCACCACCTTGCTTATTAGTTTTTGATTGTTTGCGTAAATCTTCAACATCAGGAATATAAAATTCATCCTTCATGACAGAATATCTTCCTGAAATTTCATTGAGCGACACAGTTCTGTGCCTTATCATTTGTCTAGCAATGAAGATAGGCATTTTCATGTGTAGCTTAAAATCAATTCCCTCGAATGGAGAAGTGTGATTGTGTCTTAGAAGATAACGTATTAATCCTTTATCTTCATTTACAGATTTTGTTCCATCTCCATAACTAACCCTTGCCATCTGAGCAATTGCATAATCACATGTTTGTCCATCAGGAACAATTCTTGGCATGACATCAATTAATTTTACAAAACCTTTATCAAGGCATTGAACTTCTTTAATAGGAACTAAATCAAGTGCGTCCATTGTATCACCCTCTAAGATTTTATTATTATAATGTAGAAGATAATAAATGCAAATAAAAAAGCGGAGGTTTTTAGGAAACCCCCGCCAGAAAAACCTGACATATGTCTATTAAAATTTTTTTACTTATTTATATTAGGATTTTAACATTAAGGAGATCGAAACCTCCACAAGTATGTATGCAGCAACACATTATTTTTAATCTGGTCTAATAACTCCTCTTTGTGGAATTGGTATATTTGGATTAAGTGGTCGAATTCTTTTTTCAGATTGTTGATACATATTATGAGTTGCTGCTATGCTATCTTCAATTTCTTGTAATGCTTTTTGAATACTGTCAGAAATTTCTTGACCTTGTTTAGTTTGTTTCAAAGAAGGACTATTTTTAATAGCATTAGAATAATCAACAAGAGCAGTCTGTAGCTCTAAGTACTTTCTTTTAATGTCTTTCTGATCATCAGCATTCTGACCAAATATCGCTTTCCCAAGTCCTGTAGTAGTATCCATAGCTCCTTTGCTAATAGCATCCATAGCTCCTATGGCAGCACCTTTGAATCCTTCTCCATCCTTAACTCTTTTTTCAATAGCATCCTTAACTCCTACGATAGTGTTTCTAGTTCCTTGTCCTACAGCTTTACCAGCATCACGCATTTTATTGTTAACACCTGATCCGTCAAGAAATCCATCAATGAATGGATTTATTACGCCTTGTTCCTGAACAAGAGATATTTTTTTATTTTTTAAAAAATTATAAAATGTTTTCACTATTAACTCCAATTATTTTATTGTAGATAAATCATCTCGTGTTTTGCCGAATAGCGTTTCCAAGCTCTTTCAAATCGTCATTAATGCCGTTAACAAGATCATTAACCTGCTGATTCCTCGCATAAACAGGATTACTTCTTAAGATATTAGCATAATTATTAAGAGTGGCTTGAATCTGTCGATGATTTCTAGTAATAGCTTGTCCATATCGAGCTTGTTGTTGTCCTTGTTGTTGTCCTTGTTGTTGTCCTTGTTGTTGTCCTTGTTGTTGTCCTTGTTGTTGTCCTTGTTGTTGTCCTTGTTGTTGTCCTTGTTGTTGTCCTTGTTGTTGTCCTTGTTGTCGTCCTTGTTGTCGTCCTTGTCGTCGTTGTCGTCCTTGTTGTTGTCCTTGTTGTTGTCCTTGTTGTTGTCCTTGTTGTTGTCCTTGTTGTTGTCCTTGTTGTTGTCCTTGTTGTTGTCCTTGTTGTTGTCCTTGTTGTTGTCCTTGTTGTTGTGGTTGGCTAGAGCCGAATGCAGCGTTATAAAGACCTTTTCCCATATTATAGACACCTTTTCCTAAATAATTGGCACCTTGTCCTACTTTATTACCAACGTATCTAGCAGCATCAGTTGCGCCTGTTGCATCAAGAGCACTGCCAATAGCCTGACCACCAAGATATGAACCCGCTGCTCCTAAAGCAGCACCTGCATAAGGTGCCGCTGCCATGGCAGCGGGTGCAAGTAATGGAAAAACTTCATTAAGGGCGTTCTCTTCATCTCTTTTTTCAACATATTCTGCAAAAGTTCTCATGACTAATCTCCTGTACAAATACAATATTTATTTACTGAAAATGCTGTAAAATTGGTTTTAATTCATGATTTTCTATGTTTCCTTTTTGGATTGACGTAATCTGTGCTAGTTAATTGTTGAATTGGTCCGCCTAATCCATATTGTCCCACATTAAAAAATTGTGGAAATTTTCTACCTATCATCCCAGCACCAATTGGCAAAGCAAAATTAGCTACATCCCCTGTGCTAGTGGAAACTTCATCTATTTTCAACCAATATTTGAAGCCTTTCATTTTGCTTTACCCTTCAAAAAATCATTATATTTTTCTGCACCAACAAGACCTTGAGTCTTTAAATAATCTACAAAAGTTGGTGTTACGACAGTTTTTATGTTTAATTTACTTGGTACATGATCTGTATAAGTTAAATCACCAAAAACGCTTCGATTTTTCATTGCATAATTTTTACCGATTTTCTTAACATCAAAAGCAGAAGCACCGATTTGCTTATCTCCATAAAGTGCTTGAGCAAAAACAGAAGGTGTTTTTTCTATAGCATTGTCTAAATTTTTTGGATCAATATTGAAAAGTTTCAAACTTGTCATAAAGTCTGAATTTTTTCTTTCTTCATTGATATATTGGATAAATGTTTTCACACAAATATATACTAATACATGAACAAAAAAAATACAGGTAGAAATTATTGTTGCTTTGCTTGTGATAAAAGTTTTGATGAACTTGATTTACTCAGGTCTCACATTACAACAGATCACAAAGAAGGAGACGATTATGTTATTTGTCCTATTTGTACTAGTCCCACAAGGGATTTGATCACACATTACCGATCAAGACATATCGGAGAGACAATACCGCAAGGATCACAAACAAGGGCATTAATCATCCGTGATATAAAAAAAAAAGGTATATCCAATAAACTAACAACTAAATTTAAACAAGGTAATTTTTATTCTGAGAAAAATAAATGTAATATTTTTTTTAGAAGTGGCTTAGAATTAAAGTTTATTAAACATTTAGAAAAAAATCCAAAAGTAAAAAAATATAAAGCAGAAAGCTTACAAATAGAATATTTTTTCAATGGTGGTAACCACAATTATATTCCAGATATACTGATTGAATATACTGATGGCAAAATAGAATTATGGGAAATAAAGCCAAAGTCACAAGTAAAATGGGACAAAAACATTGCTAAATGGAAAGCAGCAAATATTTACTGCAAAAAAAGAAACTGGGAATTCATTGTAATGACCGAAAATGCTTTGAAAACTTTAAAATGAATCATAAATACAATAGGTGATAAAAATGGAAAATTTTGTTGAATGGTTAAAAATAAAGCATCCACGATATTTTACAGAACAACAAAATGAACAAGATAATCTGGGATATAGACCTGATGAAATAATAATTCAAAAAAATGTAATACCAAAACAACTGATAAGAAATGCGCAATTTGATACCAATAAATGGGATAAAGATTTTAATAGATTACAAGACCCTAGTGAAAACCAAAATTCAGGATTTGCAACAATAAAATATTATTTTGACGAACCAGTAAGAATGCTTGTTGTGAAAAAAGAAGCATTAAAAAGAGTACGACCCAGTGCTGAAGCATATTATATGTCGCTCCAGCACACTGTCGTTTTACCAAATACCATGTTTACTGAACTTCCTACTGCTTCATCAGATGGAAAGTTAACACCAGAAGGAGCAGAAGTATTAGCTCACGAATTACGACACTCAACACAACAAGGATTTGTACCAAAGGTAAGACAACAAGACTCTAGTTTATCGGGAAAAAAACGTGAAAAAAAATACCATAAAGATCCCAGAGAAATGGGAGTAAGATTAGCTGCAATAAAAAATTACATGAGCAAAGACGCATTATATGAAATAGCCAATTTATCTACCAAAAACAAATATTATGCAAATAAAATTGTTGAAACTTTACCAGAAGATGAAAAACTAATATTTTATTTTATTTTGCATCCACAGGAATGGGAACGTCGATCTTTAAAGATAATCAATTCAGAAACAAACAATCCAGATAATCACAAGCTAATTAATTTGATTTTAAGATCTGTTTTATATGAGATTATAACTAATTTAAGCAAAAGCAATGGTGATGTTAGTGAAATATTAAGTTTTTACAACACTTTGAATGGAGCAGAGAAGGAAGACTATTATAAAGAACTGATTGGTGCTTATGATCAAGTTGTAAAAAACAACCCACAAAACAATCAATCTGCATTTCAAAAAACTTAAAATGAATCATAAATACAATAGGTGATAAAATGAAAACATTCCGCAATTGGTTATCTAAAAGGTTTTCTGAGCAAACATATGGTGTTCAACCTCCTAATCCGCAGAGAGGTTATAATCAATCAGGCAACAATGCTAATGTTGATATTCAAGATCGAGATATACAAAGATTTTCAATAGAAGAATTAGCAAACAAATTCTCTGCGGATAAAAATAAATTAGATTTAGTTTTAAAGAAAAAAATAGAATTGTCGGGCGGATTGGACAATTTGTTCAGAAAAAATGTATACAACATTTATAAAATAGCAAGCCTACAAGCTGATGGGCACATATCAAGCTACATAACGCCACAAAAAGCAACAGAATTACTAAAAAGAGAAGATTTAGATAGACACACAAAAAAATACTTAACAGTAATCGAACAAAAAGATGCTGTTAAAAATGCGTTGAACAACAGATATAGATTGTAAATATTAGTTTTTATAATCTTTTAATTTAAATTTTTCAATTACAAATGGAATCAATTGATGTACTATCTTGTCCTCTAAAGACAAAAGACTGCTATCATTTTTTATGTAATAATCAAACATAGGATAATTGCTATCAGCGATAATTCCATTTGCGTCTTTATTTCCAAAATAATCTGACACTTCTCCCATAATCTTTTCGCTATCATTTTGATCAGTATTGCGATGGCTGGGACGATCAATAAGAACAACAATACCATCTTTTTCTTTAATTGCTTTAGCTTCGTTAAGATAACGACCATCTGTGATAATCACGTTTTGCATTTTATTCAAAACTTTGTCGATCCATACAGAGTTTTTAACTTTTCTAAATCCATCACCAATCATTTGTAAAGCTTGTCTGACATTCATTGTAAAACCGGGTGGTGGTTCGGGATTTCTTTTCCATTCTTCAATAAAATCAAAATCAACATCAAAATAATCACAAAATATTTTTTTCACATTATATGCAAAAGCAATTTTTGTAACAAGAGGCTTGTCGTAATTAACATATTCCCACAAGCGAGGAGCAAGCATTGCTGCAACTGTGTCTTTGCCAGATGCTGCCTGTCCAAATAAACCAACAATGATGTTTTTCATGACTCTATTATAGTATGAGCAAGAAAAAATGCAAGAACTGTTTTTGCTTCGATAAAAAAGAAAGTGTTTGCAAGGTGAACATAATTCACGAAGGTAAAAATGTTAACATGCCTGTCAATCCCAATGATAAATGTCATTATATAGAATTAGGAGTATCTGTGGATCAAGTCCGCTTTTGGGAAGAAGAGATAAAAGGAGAAAAAATAATAAAAATGGAATATCCAGCAAACTTTTTTGGAGACAATTCTGTTAAAGCTTAATATCACGCATTTCTGTCAAGTCATTAAAATGAATCTGATAATTCATATGTGATCCTTTTATTGCTTTCTTCAATTCTCTGTTTATCAAAGTTTCTTTATCGCAACCACCAACAAAAATGACAGATGCCATTCTATTCTTAATGTCGTCTAATGTTAGAAATCCAAAAATAAAATAATCATGTTTGATTTCAAGTGGAATAAATTCGGTTTGACCATCTTTAGTTCTGTAATAACCAGCTTTAACCAATCCTGACTGATACCAAGGTTCTTTATGACTAGTCTTAATATTAATTTTTTTATCATTACGAATAAAATCGTAATCATCACCACCTTCTCGATACATCATATCAACAGGAATATTTTCTAATTTAGCATATCCCATTTCTCCAATTATTCCTGTGCGTTCCGTTTTATAAGGATCTGCATCAGTATTCATCATCCCTCTGCCCCATTCCCCTTTTTTCTTATTAGCCCACATGTTCTTTGAAAAGTCTACACACATATCGTATTCTTCGCCAACGATATCAACTTTAAAAGCAATCCTTTCCAAATCTTTGAAAGTATATTTCACCAATTTTGGTTTTGTGCATTTAGGAGTAATCATTGTTCCAGTAGTCATATACTTCCCTTTAAAGGTTTATCTAAAGGAGAAAGTTTAAACTTTTTTAGAATGAAACCTTTGTTTTAAACCAACAAAGAAGTTAGGTTCGCATTTCCATTGACAAATTTTTGATACCATATTCAAACAGGCACAAATTCTTCCAAAATCTTTTGCAATAGCTGGAATTAATGGAGATAACAATCCAGTTGATCTTTTGTTAAGCATGCAGTAATAAAGGTAACCAATCTTAATTGCGCTTGACTCAATAAAACTATTGCCAATTAATTCCTGAATTCTATCTGTGTATTGCCTACAAAACATTTTTTCATCTTCAGTAATAAATGATTTGGCATTTGATGGTATAAGCGAAAGATAATAAGTCACAAGAGAATCTTTTCTCAAAGAGCTTCCAAAATAACGAGAAAAATTCTTTACCCAAACATTAAGATCATAAGGATCAATAAAAAACAAAACGCTTGGAATGCCTAGCTTTCTTATCTTGTAAATTCCTTCAACAACCTCGACAAATTTCATTTTCACAAGGCAATCTAAAGTGTTTTTCAAATAATTTGATTTCATTTTATCTGAACAAGCACCATAAGTGTTATCTAAAATGTTCCATATTTTATCAAAAGTTAATTTTTTCTCTAAATAAATCAAAGCAAGAAGATGACTAGCAAGTTTGTGATATTCTAAATCATTATTTAACACAAATAATTTTGAAACAACATTATCAACTTTCTTGTATTGGTCAATCAAAGTAATTTTGTTGTTAGGAAAAAATATATAAGCATCACCTTGTTGATCAATTCCTTTTCTGCCACTGCGACCAACCATCTGAAATATTTCAGATTTATCAACAAGTTGATTGCCTCTTACTACACCAGCAATGATTACCCTTCTAGCAGGCAGGTTTACACCCGCAGCAAGAGTACTTGTTGCAACAAGCACTCTTAATGAACCTTCTTTGAATTCTTGCTCTAGCGCCTTTCTTTTGCCTGCTGCGAGGTCTGCTGAATGGAACTTAGCTTCTAAACCTTTCTCTCCAATATATTTGATAAATCGTTTGCCTAGATTCTTTGAATGCACAAACACGAGTATTTTGTCAGACATGTATTTTTCACAAATTTTAAAAATAGAATCAAACATATCAAGAGGATTTCCTCCTTGATTCATAGAAGTGTCATATCTTCTATAATGGATGTTAAGAGGAACTGCTCTGTATTTTGAATCAAGGATAATTGTTTGTTTTTTATTTAAAATTGTTATCCAATCTGCAATTTGATCAACATTAGGCAATGTCCCGCTCAAAAATACAATTTTTGCATTATTTTTCCTTGCGAATGCTGATAAAGAAAATTCAAGTGTAGCCCCTCTATCATCCATTCCAAGCATATGAGCTTCATCAACAATAATTAATTCGACATCAGGGAAACAATCTGATTCAGTTCTAACCTTATGGCAAAAACTTTCAATTGTTGCGATTATAAGATTACCAATCGTTGTTTTCTCTTCGTCTCCAGACATAAGACGTATTTTACTTTTGTTAAAGGGATGTAATTCGTTAGACCATTCGCTGTATTTTTCTGATGCGAGGGATTTAAGAGGACAAAGATAAATTGCTTTTTTGTTTTTTCCAACAAGAACGTCAAAAAGGAAAAATTCTGCCATAATAGTTTTTCCGCTATTAGTGGCAGAAGCTATTATAAAATTCTTATCATCTTGATAATGTTCTAATATTGAACTTTGAACAACATTGAATTTGTCAAAAGGATATTGATAATAGTGAAATGAAGATGAATCTTTTTCAGGCGTTTCTTTAATATGAATAGGTAGCATGTTTATTATTATATGTGTTCAATAATTTATGTCAAATTAAAAAAGTAGCCCTCCAATTAAGGAGGGCTACGGTTCCAAACCCTGAAATCACCCCCTTAGAGCGGGTTTAGAACTGGGTCTGTAATTTTCCTGCGTTTGACCTCATTAAATACTAAACCAGTAAAATCTTCTAAGTTTGAATGAAAAGTTGACGAACATTCTGTGTTGATAAAATACTCATTAATTTCTGTAAACTTTTTAGAGATCAAATCAAAAACCTGTGACAAATCATCTTGATAACGATGTAGCAGTCTCGTATAGATGTATGTCAAATCGTGATCATTCATTTTAACAAAAAACGTAAAAACTTTTTTCACGGTCAAATCCTCAGATAATTTAGAAACCCAATTTAAATTAGTTATCAAACAACATTTATTGAACGAACTTTGTTACCTTCGTTGTCAATAAATTTATCATCTAAAACAACTGCTTTATCATCATCTTCACAACGAATACCAATGTTGTATTTGTCCATGATTGTTGTTCTTGAATCATTATTAACAATAACATAACAATAATTTTTTGATTTAGTACTATTACCGGAATCGTCTTCATTAGTGATTCCTATCTCAATTAAAAAATCATCAGGTAAATTCAACTGTATTGTTCCATACTTCTCTAAATGTTTTATAATTGATGATTGAATCCTGCTGGTGGATGGCTTCTGATTTATCATAATTTTTCAGCATATTATTGCTGCTCCAGAGGAACTTTAATATTTATCGCAACAGACTGTATTATTCTATAAATGCTGGTATGTCTTTTATTAAATAATAATCATGTCCCAAAAAACTTTTGTCTATACAACTGCCTTTTTTAGGCGAAAGACTAACACCTTCTTCATCGTACATTTTATTCCAACAATAAATAAACTTGCTTGGTGTAAGAATTTGTGTCAAAATTATATTTTCATTGCCAAAAAATGCTATCGCTATTTTAAAAGAAACAACAAATGGCAAAAAATATAAATCTTGTGACCATATTTGCAAAGTTTCAATTACATTTTTTTGATCTTCAAAGTAGTCTGTTTCAACAGAATTAAAATAAAATTGCACATCATAACCATCACAATTAAACAACCAAGTTTTGAAATCCTTGGTTGATAATTCTATATCTGGATTACCTTTCAAAGAAGAGTATTCTTGTAAAACGTAACCCATTAATCTGCCATACTTTACTGCTTCTTTCAATCCATTAACACGATTTACAGTTATATTCTCATCCATCATTTCGCCCCTCTAAGCGATACATCCCTCTCTTCAAACGAACGCAGTTATATCCATCTGATTCAAGCTCTTGACGAGCAAGCTTAAAATTATTGTTTAAACCCGGAACAGAATAATTGAAATTTGAAAACATTTTACATATCTGCGAAAAAGAAATTTCTTTCTTGTCAAGTATAGTTTCTTTAATTTTATTGCGGATATAACGAGAAGATTTATCTTTTGTCATGTTGTTTTCAGGTAGTTCTGAAGCATCGTTAGGTATTGCAATATTATTTTTAATGTAATTAGAATCACAAAATATATTTGCAATTTCTTCTAGATTGACAACATCTTGAGCATCATCGATTTTACATGCTTCAACTTTAATGTTGAAGCAATCAACAAACTCTGACAAGGACAACAAATTGTTGTAGCTTGTTACAATATTCTTGCCATCAGGACATTTAAGTACAACATAAGAAGGAGTCATAATGTTCCCTTAAATCAGCCTAAAAGATCATCAACTTCCATATCAGCTTCATCGCCAACATCAACGACTTCGCCAGCGACTTTATAATTTATCACATCTGCATATAACTGCAAATAAGATTTCATTTGCTCTTCTGTAGCATCCAATATTTGTGAATACTGTTCTGCAATCTCAACAGGAATATCATTTCTTTCCATTGAAGATTTGAATTTAACTTCTGATCCATTGGTAAAATCAGGGTTTATAGTAAAATTTCCTGCGCCGCCTGATATTACCCTTCCTGCATCAAGCAGTGCTCCTAAAGCACCACCCAATGGATTCATTCCTCTGTCAAAATAAAGAGGAATGTTGTCAACCTCAACGAAAGGTCTATAAGACCTATTTTTCTTATTTTGGATTTTGATGTTAATGCCAAGAATCTTTTTCTTAGCCATGCCGGGGACATTTTGTTCAATCTTCTTTTGAGTTTGACTACGCATTCTTAACGAAGCGTAAAATGGCAATCCTTGTCCCCCTCCAGCAGTAGTTTCGGGATTACCGTAAAGAACACCAATTTTATCACGGATCTGATTGAGGACCACAACTGTAACATCATTCTGCTCCATTTCAGTGTTAAGTTTTCTCAGTTCTTTAGAACAAATCTTTGCTCGTTCACCGGGCTGTTCATTACCACCAACAATACGCTTGAAATCAGCCTTGCTATATCCTTCAGGAAGCTTTGTTTCTCTAAATTCTCTAGCACTAGGCGATACTGAAATTGAATCATAAACAATACAAATCGGCACTTCAATTTTCTTTGTTTTGCGGATATAATTAATAACACGATACATTGTGCTAAAACAGTCTTCTAATGTTTCAGGAGTGTATCTTACAAGCTTAGTAATATCGCATTTAGTAGCATTTTGTATAAATTCGCCATTAATAGCATTCTCTGTATCGAGAATAACTCCAATGCCGCCCATGCGCTGAACACCAGCAAGAATGTTTGCGCCAATAAGACTTTTACTTGATGCCGATGGACCATAAATTTCGCTTAAACGTCCACCGGGAATGCCTCCACCATAAAACTTGCCAGAGCAACAATAATTAATGGCAAAATTGCCTGTATCTATAAAATATCTTGCTTGATCAAGTTCTGATACTAACTCTGCGCCAGTTGCGCTTGCAATATCGGTGAATAAATTATCAAGGGAAGCTGAATCTTTCTTTTGACGAGCCATGCCAAACTCCATGCAGAACAATGTGACTCAAACTAATAGAGTATTAAAACAAAAAAACAGGAAGCTTTTTTAAGCTTCCTGTTAGATATTTCAAGTCTACTTAAGTATTATCGTTTACCAAAACCAATGTTGCCTAACTGAGCTTCTATGTCCTCGTCAATCATATCATCAACACCATCCAAAGAACTTTCTTCAATCTTTGATGTTGAAGGCTTTGATGATGTCATCTTTGATGATGTCACTTGAGGTTTTGGTTGTAATTCACCTTCACCAATAAAACTTTTCAAAGCTTCTTCTATCTGATCGATAGTAAGATAATTAGGAATTGCTTCCAAATCGTGGTACTTAGTCAACCAAGATTTAATCTGATCACCACTACCAAGAACAGAAGGATCTTCAAAGAAAGATTGATCGTAATTCGGATAACCATTAGGTCCACGAACAACTTTCACAATCTTGAAGTCTCGACCATTCTGATAATGCGAAACATCTCCTAAACCTTTCTTGCCAGTAGTTTCATTACCTGACATAGAAACCCAAATAAGATTATGAACGGTCTTCCCAATACTAAGAATCTTGGGACCAACATTAGTTTCAATCTGGTTGGTCTTAGGATTTAACTGAGAACGAACAATGCAGTTGTAGTAATACCTTTCAATTGGCTTAATAGAACGAGCATCATCTTGAAGCTTCTTAGCACGATCAGCAGGCATCTTCTTGGACTTCTCCCACATTGCATTATATTCTTTGCAAATAGGGCACTCAGTTTCAGGACTAACTGTCCGCCACTGTTCTCCTCTAGGAGTCTGCACTAATTTTTTAGTACAAAAAATTGTTTTGGAATTAGGGTATTCGCCAAGCCGATGTATGCGAACCGCATGAAAGAATGGCTTGTTTTTAAGCTTAGGAAGAAGCCTGAGTAAAACAAATCCATCCTTCTCTGGCATGCGAACATAATCATCATTCGCACTACCACCAGCTTCTTTATTAAGCCTGCTAGCCTCTTTGCGAATATCGTTCATATCTAACGTATCAAATTCATAGTCTGCCATTGCAACTGCCTTTCTGGGTGTATCTCACACCACACTGCTATAAAGCTCTACCTGCTTTACTAAGGTTACACCATTGGTGTTCCGCTATTATCGCCTAAAGGAGTGTTGTTGTCAACATTTTTGTCCTGTTCAGCCAATAATTTTTCCATCTGCTCGATTATTTTAAGATTATGCTCCAATCGTTGCGTAATCTCTTCTCTGCTTAAATATTTAGATTCTCTACTCTCAAATTCTTTCTCTAACATTTTTTCTTCTTTTTTAGCTTTCCTGAATTCTTCCCTGCGAACGAGGACTCTTTTTCGAGCTTCGACTTTCTTTGCTTTCTTCTTTTGATCACTTTTTCTTTGACTGCTCATTACTTTCCTCTCAGGTTTATCATAGCCTCATTGCCCCCCATGCCCTTCCAGTTCAAAAGATCATTATTACCAATTTTGCTAGCATTCATCTCATTGTCGAAAACAAGCGTAGGGGCAGGGACGAAATATTCATCTGTAACTTCTAAAACATTATTATTATCATCATTTGTTACAATCAACATTCCAATTCCATTTGTGTTGTATTTTTCTGAATAAACTGGATATATTTTTGCTTTTGTAAACTTATAAGGAAATTGAGTCTTATCCATCCTTAACGGTGGATCAAAAATTACTTTTCTTTTAATCTTGTTCTTATCAACACTGGCAAATTGATTATCGATTCTATTCGCCAACTTTTGAAAAGTTGTTGGCTTAGACAATACTTTTTCTTCATCTATCCTCGGAATATCCTGTGGATCATCAGGAATATTGTTTTCCAAATCACAATTTTCTGCCAAACTAGAATTGTTAAACTTGCTTCCAGCTACAGAAAAACCATTTTTACCAAGCTTGAAACTAACCTTTTTCTTTGTATACTCGTAAATATCAACATCGTATATAAATATATCTCTACGAGCAAGTTGTGTGAGGATATATTTAGCCAAATTTTCTACTGGATAATTTTCATCCACTTTGCCAAACTTATTTTTAAAAATAAGCGGCTCATCCTTGTTATAATCAAGGTCTTCTTTTTGTTTATAATACTTAAATTCTATTTCAAACATATTTTAACCTAGTGTTCCATTATTAATTTTTCATCAAGTTCCACTATATCGACACCACATTTGTCAAAAAGAAATCTGCTGCCGACAGAATAGTCCTTATCTTTATTTGATAAACAAAACAATTTTTTAATTCCAGAATTTATAATTAATTTTGTACATTCAACGCATGGTAAAGTACACCATGCGAACATATGCGCTCCATTTAAATCAGCAGATGCATTAACTATGGCATTTGCTTCAGCATGAGCACAAGAACATAACTCAAGTCTCTCCCCAGATTTACATCCAAGAATTTTTCTTGGGCATTGTTTTGCATAAGCATGATTCTTAATAAATTCTTTTTCATCAAAATTAGGATCTATTTTGTATTTATCTTCTTCTGTAAGCTGAGGAAGAAAAATTGTTTTAAGATGTTCTGGGCTGTCACAATGAGGGGCATTTCTTGGTGGACCATTATATCCCATGCTAACAACTTTAGTTAACAAATTGTTAACAATCACAACACCAATTTTTCTTGAATAACATGGATTTTTAAGCTCACCAAAAAGCTTAGCAGTAAGCATATACTTCTGAACAAACTCAATGTTAAACATCGTGTTCTCTCATGTTATAACAATACGACAAACCTAAATTTATTCATTTATTTGGAAGTTTAACTTGTCCATTTCTTTACGCAACATATGACCTCGATTGTGAGCATCTTCTCTTGAAGCGTTCAAAGCTTGCAAATGTGCGTAAATTCTATCTTTGCAATATCTGTTTTGAATGCATTCTCTTTTCAAAGCAACACATTCGTCATCACCTTCAGCTGCTAATTCTGCTGTTTTATCTGATTTGCCAAGATCTTTTTGTTCTTTGAATTTTTGAATAAATTTTCTTTTGTATTCAAGTTCTGCTACAGAAAAACATTTCATAGCCAATGCATGACCAGCTCCAACATAATCAATAATTCCGCCTACTTTTTCAAAAAATATATTAAGAGTTGCATCCGTGAAATTTAAATCACGAGAATCAATTGTCCATTCCTGATCATCTAACGCAATCTTTTCAATCATGGCTCATACTACTTTCTGAGAAAAAGGGAAAACCGTGCTATCAATTCAAATTAGTAAGGTTTGCAGTCATTAATTGTTGCCACCCCACTGTTGCGCCATTGCATCGGCAATTCCTTTATAAGTCCTACTCCTGATAATTTATTTTTTGATAAAAATAGAATCAATCAATTGGGTTAGATGGATCTTGTTGTTTTTTCTTACCTACCTTTTTAGGAGGATGGTTATTTGATGATATATTTGATGAATCAGATGTAACGCTATAAGTGTTAGCATCTTGCTGGGCTTTATTGTGCATTTTTGTCTTATATTTATCAAAATCTATTTCTGATATGGTTAACATTTCGTGATTATATTCTATTGGGAAATGGTATCTTGATTTACCATTTCTACTTTTGATAATGAATATTCTGCCAACTTGAGCATTAGCTTCATCGGTAGTTCTATTGATAGACCATAAACCATCAAGAGGCTTAAACATGTCAAAAGACGCACCGATGTTGCCTTCTTCAATAAATTCCGATGAAGACAATTCAGATGCTGACTTATTCGGTTGCATTGCAGTAAATACAAGCATTTTCTTTTCACAAGCAAGTCCTCTTAGGTCACGAATGATTCTATACTTAGATTCCCAAACAGCAACTCCCGGTGTATCTTTCATTTCTCCGGGATAATCAACAACCAAAAGGTCTGGAACAAATCCATATAACTCCAATTGGTTTAAATAAGCTCGAATATCATTAACATCAATACTACCAGCAGGAAATTGCTTAACTACCAATCTGTTCTTGTCTTCGTATTCAAGTGTTTTATATTCAAGGATGTTTTTTACTTCATCTTTTTGACTAGCAAGCTTATTATATGGCATTCCGACATAAGCTGATGTGAATCTTTTAGAAATAGAAACCCAATCCATTTCTACAGAAATAAACGCTACTTTAAACCCTTTGTTTACATTTTCAACAGCTGCTTTAACCAAAGCCAAAGATTTACCAACACCGGGTAGTGCTATAAAAGCATAAATTTCACCACGTCTTGGTCCACCACCAGATATCTCAAAATCAATTGACAAAAATCCTGATGTAAACTTATCAACTCTTTCTTCATCTTTAGATAATTCTGTGAAGAATTGTTCTATTTGATTAAAATATTGGAAACCTGCATCAAATGTCTTTGACACTAACATGCAATTACGAAATCTCTCATAAACCTTAGCCCAGATTTCTTCTGAATCTGGATTCTTCTTAAGATCTCTTTGGCTTTCTTCCATTGCTATTCTAAGACTTTGTATCTTGGAAAAATTAAGCAATTTATTAAACAAAATATCTCTTGATGCTTGGTTAGGTATAAAGAAATCATAAAGCGATTGAAGTTCTGATCTATAATAAACTTTAATTGCATCTGATTTTTCTCTTACTTTCTCAAGCAAATCGTTTTCCATAATCATCCTGTCAGGTATTCCTGTAGGATGATCATCAAATAATTTAAATAAAATGCGACATGTTTCTACATGAACTTCATTAGAAAAATATTCAGGAGAAATAAGAGCTTTTCCCTGAAGAAGAAAATTCCTATCTGTTAAAAGAATACCTAAAATTCTTCTTTGGAAATTTTCATCCCAACGAAATTTAGTCTGAGTATTCTGTTGTTGAAGCATAGTCTCCAACAACTTTTGTTGATCTTCGGTAAGTTTAGCTTCCATACTAAAAATCCTCAAATATACAAGTGTTCGTGTTCACTAAGTGAAACTTGACCTACTCGAATATGTTTTTCTTTAGTAATTCTCTTGCCGACATGCCTAGTAGCATTCCATATGATCTGCTTTGTGTAAATAACAAACTTGGCATTAATCATAAGTTTTAAACCAATGTCAGGTCTTTCTTGTGATGGAACAAATTTTTTAACTAATTTCTCCAGAATTTCCTCTTGAGGATCACCAAATTTGCGACGATATGCTCCATGATGTGTCTTATTTTTCCATAGATCTTTTAAAGAATCAAAAATTTTTCTAAATATCCCATCTTGCGGAACATGTTTTTCAACTGTATCAAATGATGATTCAATATAAGTTTGTCTTTTATAATAACTACCTGCCCTTATAACAGACATAAGAAGCTCTTGTTTGATATCTTCTACATCTAACTGATGATTATTACGAGAATTATTAGACATTAATTGCCAACTGGCATAAAGACACAACTGACCAAACTTTTCCTCAAGTTCTTTAAATTCCTCTGAGTTAATCTTAAACATCTGAAATATCTTCATTTCAATTACCTCCTTGAAACGTAAGGTGTAGTATCAACCTTTAATGTAATTGAGTCAAACTTCAGAATAATTTTTCAAAAATGCTAAATTTTCGCCAAACTTAGTATCAACAATAAATCTTAAGGGCTTATAGTCAGAAAATTCTTTCTGCAAAGTATCTTTAATTTGCAATACAGATAATTTTAATTTTTCCTTTTTAACAGCAAAAACAAAACAATCGTGAATTGAAAACAATAATCTAAAATCTTTAGTTTCAATTGATTTTATTTCATTCATCTTCATAAAACAAAATACTGCTGCTGGTGAATGTACAGAAAAATTCATGGCTTTATATCCCTCATCTGCAATAAAATTTTTCTTTCTTTTGAAGTAATCAAGACAATAGCCAAAATTTATTGCTTGAGCAGACTGCTGTGAAACATAATCAAACGCTTTGCTAAATAAAGTCTTTATTTTATTCAAATAAGTCTTGGCTTCCAAAATAGAACAACCTAAAGATTCTGATAACTTAGCTGGAGAAATACCATAAATACTTGGTAAAAATATCTTCTTACCTAAATCTTTATAGTTTTTATTTTCAAAATTATTTAAATCAAGAACATATTGAGCAATTTGTTCATACGGATGACATGTGTTATACAATAATGTATTTAAGTTAGCATCATTACTCAAAAATGCCAAAACATATAACTCCAATGCCTTAAAGTCAAACGATACAAATATTTCATCTTCTGATAAAACAAAATTTTTCTTAATTTCATAAGTCAAAGTATGTGGATTAAAATTTCTATTAGAAAAAACTTTAGAATTCAATCTTCCATTTTCTTGCAATCTTGATGAATAATAAGGATAAACAAATGTAGCTTCACTATCCAATATGATAGCTTGATTTTCCATGTGTGGAATTGTTTCACATATTAATTTTTGAAAAACATTTTTATATATTTCAAAACTATCATGCTTAATAAATTTCAAAAATATAGAAACTATGTCAGTCATTTTTTCAAAAGAACAACTTATATCATTGTAATCACAATACCAATTTAAATCAAAAAATACTTTAAAATCAATTTGTTTAGTACAATTTTGTTTCAAACAAAAAGAATGAAATAACTTAGAATCTAAACAAATTATCGGTCGATTATATTCTCTTAAACAATTATTCACATGGTGTACAAACGAACATGTATTGTTTTGATGTAATTTTATTTCAAATTTAGATCCTCTTGGTCCTTCAAGTTTTATATGAAGTAAAAGATTTTGTTTATCAGTTAAATCGGGTTGATTTAAAATTTGCAAATAAATAAATGGCTCGACACAAAATGTGTCGAAAATGTTTTCAAAAGTGGTTTTGTCAATACTCACACCAAAAATCTACGATTACTAAAAACTTAAGTCAAACATAATTTTTATTTTTTTTGGCACACTTTTTGCTTCGCGCGTTTATACTAAGTATTTATATTCATCTTCAATTACTTCGTAATTGAAGATGCTTTAGTTTAAGTGGTACTAATTTACTCTTCGCTTCGCTCAGAGTAAATTAGCACCACTTAATAAAATATGATTTATTAAATAATCAAAATTAGAACTAATACTTATTAAGTTAATTATATTAATACTAAGTATTAATTAATACGCAAAAATCGTGCCAAATGACAAACAAAACAAGAAATATTTTTAGCTCGTAAAATCGCTTTAAACGCATTTAGTGTTAAAAATCGACCTGAGTCTCACTTGGATGTAGAAACGAATTCCTAGCCATGTTTATTAACGAATAAACGGCATATGTGACTGGAATGATCCCCATATAATTTCAAACTCAAGTTTGACTTTTAAGATTGAATGGATTAGAGTAAAAACATGCGACAGATTTTTAAAACATCTACAGAACAACTGCTTAGTCTATCTGATGATTCAGATATGGTTTTTGCTTATCATTTGTTGATATATTATCTTAATTCTGAGTATCATTATTTTCCTGACTATAACCACACAAAATTTAATGATTTAAAACCTATAAGAAAACAATCAGCGTTTAAGTATCTTTTGAAATTTGTGAAAGATAAAAAAGAAATTTTCAAAGCGCCAGCTGAGTATTTTATTTTTATAAAAGCTCAAATGGAGATTATTAAAATCTTAGAAAACAAAAATCCAATTATAAATCCAAGCCTATTGATTGGCGAAAAAGCTGAAAAAAGATATTTTGTTTGGATTAAGAAAATGCGAGAAAATAAGATGATGACAAAAACTGTCACGAGAAAACTTGAAGATAGATTTATATCATCTGCTTTTGAAAATACTATTGTATCTTTGAAAGATACATTAGGAGATAATTTTACATATGAAAATTTTTACAAAAATATTAGAAGAATATTATTGCAGATAAGAGCTAAACAAATTGATCCTATTTGGTGTTTTGTTAGCGAATGGGTTAATAAGTTACCAGACGACATAAAAAATGAAATTATTAGTTTAACAGAATGTGAAAAATATAAAGACTATAATGTTGATGATATAAAAAAAATTTACAATGAAAAGTTTAACAATTTATCTCAAGAGACATAAATAATTTTATGAAACAACAATCTGATGATCCTTTGGAATTTTTAAAGAATAGGCGTAAAGGGGCGCAAAATAATGCTGCTGATGCTAAAGCAAAAGGCGGTGATGCTATTCTTTCCTATTATCATTTTGAAGCAAAGGATAAACCTTATGCAGAAGTGATGAAAGCCCTTAAAAACGATGGATTGAAAACAGCTATCAAATTTAGTAAAGACCAAACTAAATCAATTATGAAAGAATTAGATTTTATTAATGATACTCAAAAAGATTTTCAAGCTTTAATGGGGAAAATTGAAGTTTATGGAGAATGTTATATTAAACTTTCATCTATTGATCAATAAGTTTTAAATATATTTTCAATAATTGTTGTAATCTCATTTTTATTCTGATCTACGCTAAAATATTCGTCCCATTCAGGGGTCTGAGGTTCATAATTATAGAGCAAGTGAGGAGCAGAATATTCGGCACCCCAACATCGAATTAACCCTTTGTGTTTGATAAATTCTACATAAATATTAAATTGATTCACTTTTCTTTGACCGGGAGCTTCAAGACCTAAACCATGATACGAAAAATATATGATATATGTATTAATGTTTTCTTTTATCACACCTTGGTAACTCATTACTTTTGGATGCTTTAATTTCATATTCATAGCAAGCATAATTACTAATTCTTCAAGCGAATCATATTTTTGTTTGGGCGTTTCCAAAGCCGTTTTATCAATATATTCAGCCAATTCAAAAATCCTAGTAGCTAACATTTTTTCAACAGCAATGTCTTCTACAGTCATATGTTCGTAATCATTAACAACAGGAATAGAATAACGAGTAACCCAAGTTAATTCACCTTCCAAATCACTAATTCTTCTCATTATCGTTACACGACAAGAACCAAGAGGACTAAATTTAAGACGAATTGACCCGACTTGATTACTGTCTCCATAATTAATCATAGATCCAAAATCTTTAACAGGTTCTTTTATTCCTATTTTACCTAAATTGATTATTTCATCTAAAACAGTTTCGATTTTTAAAGGTTCTACTGGTTCTTCGTTATAACGAAGCTGACCTTTAGTAGAAACAACTTTGTCAAAACCGAAAACAACATCAGGTGATTTACCAACCCATTCAGTAAACTTCATAAAAATTCTCCATAAATCTATATAGTCATATGATTACTTTCATACAATTTTTAGAAGCTACAGAAAATGAAAAAGAAGTTAAAAAAAATGCTTTTAAAAATCAATTACAATTAAATATTGATAATGATCAAGGATTTACTATCAACCTATCCAAGCTTGATATTGAAAAGATAAAGACTCGATTGAAAAGTTGGAGTAAATATGATCAAATGAGCAAGGAAGACAAGGCAATGATAAAAAGTATTATTGGTAAACCATCATCTACGTTAAATGATTTATTTAATGCTTTTTACAATGTTGTCAATCGAAAAACTGAAGAGAGTGACCTTCCTTCTCCAAAATTCTAACTCTTTTTGCAGAATGCTTTTTCAAGTAAGGATTGTTTTCAAACATAAAATCAATGTAAGTAACTTCTTTTTTGTCATCAGCTGTTCTTAATCCACGACCCATTCTTTGAATAATTAAATGATCAGCTTGCCCACCAGCAGCATTAATTAAATTGTGAATTTTAACATTGATACCAGTGTTGAATATTTGTTGAGTAGCAATTGCTATACAACTAGTTTTAGAACTTTGTAACATATTAATTACTTCTTTTCTAGAATCATTATCGTCTTTTCCTGTGATCCAATAAGCGGTTGGGATCATTTTTTTCAATTGATCACCATGCGCAATTCTGTCTACTAAAATTAATGTTCTGCCAGAAAACGCATTTGTCAATTCAACAACTTTATTATGTAAAGTTAAATTGTTGACAATACCAAGATCTATAGCTTCACTATAGATTGATAAGGAAAGATCAGGTTCACATATTTTGTAAAACAAGCATTTTGACTGAGATAATCTGCCTTTTTGTTGTAAGTCTGCTGTCGTTACTCTTCCTGTGGAAGTTGTAGTCGTCTTGATTATTGGACCGAAGAATCCTTTGACAAGATATTTGTGTACCTTGTCTGTTTCACCATGCTTAAACGGTGTTGCCGACAAACCTATCCTTATGACTGTATTTTTCATCTTTTTGTATATTTCTTTAGCTGTATCAGATACCATATCATGAACTTCATCTACAATAAGAACTCTTATGCTATCAAGCTTGTCTTCCAAATGATGAATTGATTGCGCAGTAGCAACAGTTATTTTATTTGGATTATTGTTTCCACCCCAACAAGAACCAATATTTTTAAATCCCCATCTAGAAATTTCATCAAAATTCTGAGAAGCTAAAGACTTTCTGTTTTGCAAAACTAAAGTCGGTTCATGTTCTCCTAAAGCCTTTAAGAGAGCAGACATAAGGAATGTTTTCCCAGAAGCGGTAGGAGCAACAATAATTCCACGTTTGTGTTTGATCGCTTGGTTTACTAGGTCAACTTGATAATCTGTTAATTCGATTTTAGTGTTCATATCTTCGTTGTAATATTGTAAAAAATGTTCATCAATTTTATCGAATTTAAATTTAATTGGTATTCTTAAATCACTAAGATCATATGATTCATTGAACTTTTTTACAATCATACAAATTTCTGGTAATATTCCGGTAAGAAATTTTCCTGTTTTTGCTGAAAAAAAGTTAACAAATCCATCCCACTTCTTAGATTTATAAAGAGGTGTGAATTGATAACCTTTTTGTCTAAATTTTAAATTAAGAATAATGTATTTTAACATTTCTTGATTATCAGTTTGCAATTGACAGAAATCATTGTTAATTGTAATTGTAGTCGCCATTTTTACCTCTTAAAAACTATTATCAAGTCATAACCTTCATGCTAAATTATATTATTTTTTGAATATTTCGTCAAGATCTTTTATACATAGAAATGTTCTTTTTGGAGATTTTATTATGATTGATAGCATGATTGATGAAACATTATTCGTTGTTAAAAATCTTGATAAAAATCTTAAAGAAGTTGCTGAAAAACAAAAAAAATTAGATGAAAAAATGGATTTTTTAGAATTTAATAAAACTAAAATAAGAAAAAAATTATTTCCTCTTGCGGACATTTAAGTAAAATAAATAACTATTTTTTTCTCCCGGTTTTAGGCTTTTAGCATTTTGTCTATAATCTAAAACTAATTTTGTTTCTGGATTTTCATAAATCACAAAATCTTTCAATCTAGACAGTACAGTTGTAATAAATTCTTTGCTTCCTGTGAGCCTAAATGTATCTTGTTGTAAAGTACTACCTTTATGAATTTGCTCAATAGGCTGCAATTGTAAAGGTATATTAGGAGCTAAAGCTTTCCAAAAAGTCATAATTTGACTTTTCTTCGCTTTCCAAGGTTTTACTTTTGATCTGAATCCGGTTTCTGCTGGCTGCGGAACAGCTACAGTGTGATTTACAGGGTCTGCATTCGCATTAATTGCAACTGGCGCAACTGCTTGCGGTTGTGGAACAGGACGCTCAGTTATTCGTAGAGCATCCGGTTGATCATTATTTAAATATTCCCAAAATGTTTTCATCGTACATATATATTTTGTATGATCACAATTCATCAATTTAGAAGAAAAAAATTTTTAACTGAAGCAGATGCTCCAGCTGGTGGAGCATCCTCTAGTGGAGGTGCGGCACCACCGGGAGGAGCTTTAGGAGGAGCAACACCACCACCCGGAGGAGCACCACCATCTGACTTAGGTGGTCTAGGTGGTAGCCTTGGCGGGTCATTAGGTGGAGCAACTCCTCCCCCACCTTCAAGTTTGGGTGCAGATCTTGGTGGTGGAATTGGTGTTGGAGCAACAGGTGGTGCTCCAACAGCCGTCATTACAGACATTAACAAACTAAATGCTTGGGATCTTCTCGAAAAATATTTTGAAGGCAAAATTAAGCGAAAAGATAAGCTTGAACCTTACACATAAACTTGATATTATCATTTTGCGCCAAATCGAGGTAAAAAATGATCAAGTTTTTGCTTTTTAGTGACATTCATATTCATCCGCACAAAAAAAGCGAAGATAGGCTTAATGATTGTTTACTTTGTTTGGTATGGGTTTTTGAAACAGCTAAGAAGCATAATATAAAAAATATAATTTTTGGTGGTGATTTTTTTCATGATCGCACAAAAATTGAATCAATTGTATTACACGAAACATTTTCTATTCTTAAAAAATATCTTGATGGCAGCATAAATTTCTATGTTCTTTTGGGAAATCACGATCTTTGGTATTTTGAAAAGACATCTATCAGCTCTGTTACTGCTGTATCAGCATTGCCTAATGTTTATATTATAGATAAACCAAAACAAATCATCATAGAAGGTATTAGCTGGCATTTTGTTCCTTTTACACATAATCCAATAGAAGACATTGATTTATTATCAGTTTTGAATCCACAAGATTCGTTTTTCTTAGGACATTTAGCAGTTGATGGCGCAAAATTAAATTCCAAAGGGTCAACTGCCGATGTAGAGATTGAACATGATGGAGAAATGACTAAAGTTAGTCCAAATATTTTCTCAAAATACAAACATGCATTTCTTGGACATTATCATAACGCTCAAACAATATCAGAAAATACTGAATATATTGGCAGTCCATTGCAATTATCTTTCGGAGAATTAGAAGATAAAAAGAATATAATTATTTTAGAATTTATAGAAAATGATTATATTGTCAACTACGTTGCAAATGATTTTAGTCCACAACATTTTGAAGGAGATCTTGAAACTATAATGAAAATTGATCCGCAATTGTTGAAAAAATCTTTTGTATCAGTAATTGTCGAGGATGAAGATAAAGAAGAAATCAATAAAAAAATAAAGTTGTTAGAGAGTCAAGGTGTAAGTTCAGTCAAAATAAAGAAAAACATTATTGATAAAAATCAAAACAACGAATTAAAACAAATAGAAATTGCAAAAGAAATTTTAAGTCAATCAGACAAAATGGTTAAAAAGTTTGTTGAGATAACGATGACTGAGTTAAACAAGGATTTGCTTATCAGTTGTGGGTTGGATATCATCAACCAGTCTCAGGAGTAGTTCAATGCGGAATATCAACTTTAAGAAAATAAAAGCTCAAAACTTTTTGTGCTTTGGCGATCAAGGCATAGAAATTGATTTTCAAAACTATGATTCAATTGTTATCATTACAGGGAAAAATCTTGATATCAAAGATAGTGAATTTAATTCCAGCAATGGTAGCGGTAAAAGTAGCATCTTAGATGTGCTCCTTTATGGGCTTTTTGGAAAAACATTGAAAAATCCCAAGAAAATTGGAGTTAAAGATGTGATTAACAACAAAACTAATAAAAAAATGTCAATTGAAATATATTTTGATGACGTTAAGATTTTACGTTCAAGAAAACCTGATGGATTAAAACTTTGGAGATCAAAAGACGAAAAATTTGATGAAGCTACAGAATTGACTAGAGGAGAAATTAAACAAACACAAGATATGATTGAATCTATTCTTGGCTTTAATTATGAAACATTTAAATCTATTTGTGCCTTTACAGATTCAAACACAGATAGTTATTTAGAATCAAGTTCTACAGAAAGAAGAATAATTGTAGAAAACCTTTTAGGTTTAGAGAAATACAGAATTTATAACGAAAAAACAAAAGAAATAGTAAAAGAAACAAAAATTGAAATAACTTTGGCAGAAAAAGATAACATCGCTAATCAATCTATGATCGACAATATGACTTTGCAATTAAATCAAATTATCGATAAAGAAAATTTATGGAAAGATAACATCAAACAAGAAATCATAAACTTAAAAAATGAACAAGAAATTTTAAACAAACAAATCAAAGATTTAAAATCTTTTGACCCTCAAATTGAAAAATACGATAACGCACAAGAAAAAATTAAAACCAATAATATTGAAATTGAAAATTTAAACAAAAAAATATCAAAATTAGATAGCTCAAAAGATCAAATTGAAACCAAAATAGAAGAAGGGAAAAACTTGCTCATTGATAATAATAACAAATTAGGAAAAATAAACAATAACATACATTCGTCAGAAATCAAAATTAAAGAAAATAAGATTAAAATTGATAAAATAACTAAACTTGAAGATGGTGTTACATGCGATCATTGTTTGTCAATTATCGATAAAAATGGCTATTTTCACATTGAACAAGATTGTAAAAACAATTTAGATATCCTTTTAACTAACAAAAATGAATTAGAAAATAATCATAAAGAATTAATTGATAAGATATTGTCTATTAAGACGGATATACAAAAAGTAATTGATTTAAAAAATAAGATAAGTGCGTCTTTAACAGAAACCAAAAACAACATTCAAAAGATTCAAGATGAAATTAGAGAATTGAACAAAGTACAAAAGCCAGAAACGATTAATATGATTGATAAGATTGAAAATAAAATTTCCATTAATAGTGTTACTATTATGGAAAAAGAGAATGCAATTAAAAACAAATCTCCTTTGGCTGATATAAAAGATAATGTTGAAAAAAACATACAAGATATTAAAAGCAATAAAGAGAAGAGCCAAACAAAACTTGACAACCTTGTTGCTAAAATTCCATATTTGAATTTCTGGCTTGATGCTTTTGGAGATAAAGGTGTACGAAAATTTGTTGTTGATCAGATACTACCATTGTTAAATAATTCAGTGGAAAATATGCTTTCCATTTTGATTGATGGAAATTTGTCGCTAAAATTTGATAACGAATTTAATGAAGAGATAAAAAAATCCACAGATGATGTTCCAATAATATATGATTTGCTTTCAAATGGGCAAAAAAGAAGAATTAATTTAGCTGTTTCTCAAGCTTTTGCACATGTTCGAGAACTTAATAGCGGATCAACACCTAATATTATATTCTTGGACGAAATATCTATTAACATGGATTCTCAAGGAAACAATGCCATATACAGACTTATTAGGAATATAGCAAAAAACAAAAAAGTTTTTATAACGACACATGATCAAGAATTATTGCAATTGTTGTCTGGTGCAAGTGAGTTGAAATTACGAATGGAAAACGGTATTTCATGTATACATAATGAGTGAATTTTAAAAATACGGAAAATTTGCTATTGCATGTTGAAAATTAATGAAATTTTTATTGCTTAGTAATTCACAATCAGTATTATTAATCTTATTGGTGTTTCTAAATTGAGGGGTTATAATGTATCAGTACACTACAGCTTTTGACAAATGCGTATCTTACTTCGAGGGAGATGAACTAGCCGCTAAAGTATTTTTGGACAAATACGCTCTTAAAGACAACAATTCTAATTTACTCGAAGAAACACCAGTTGATATGCATCACCGTCTTGCCAAAGAATTTGCAAGAATTGAAGCAGAAAAGTATACAGAACCTCTTTCAGAAGAACAAATTTTTTCTTTATTCGATAAATTCAAATACATTGTACCTCAAGGAAGTCCCATGTTTGGTATCGGAAATGATCATCAAATCATTTCTCTATCGAATTGTTATGTAGTCGAAAGTCCAAAAGACAGTTATGGTGGCATCCTTAAGGTTGATGAACATTTAGCTCAAATCTCTAAAAGAAGAGGCGGCGTTGGCGTAGACATATCAACTCTACGTCCTGCTGGCGAACCTGTTAAGAACGCTGCTAGGACCAGCACGGGCATTGGTTCATGGATGGAGAGATATAGCAATACGATCAGAGAAGTCGGGCAGGCGGGGCGCAGAGGCGCTCTAATGCTTAGTATCCATGTCGCACACAAAGACATTGAATCATTTATTACGATTAAGAACGACAGTTCAAAAGTTACAGGAGCAAATATTTCTGTTTTGCTTAGCAATGAATTCTTGGAAGCTGTAGAAAAGGGTGAAAAGTTCCGTTTACGATTCCCCGTAGATGCTCCTCCTAGTGATAGTGACATCTATGTTGATGCTAAGGAATTGTGGAAAAAGATCATCCACAATGCATGGCTAAGAGCGGAACCCGGTCTTTTGTTCTGGGATCAAATCACTAAGTACAATGCTGTTGATTGTTATGCAGAAGATGGATATAAAACTATATCAACAAACCCTTGTGCAGAATTGCCAATTTGCGCTTTTGACAGTTGCCGCTTAATGGTTCTCAATTTGTTCTCTTATGTTGTCAATCCTTTTACCAAAAATGCATATTTTGATTTTGCTTTGTTTGAAGAGCATGCAATAATTTGTCAGAGATTGATGGATGACATGATTGATCTTGAACTTGAAAAAGTAAGTGAAATTATTAAGAAAATTAAGAAAGACCCAGAATCCAGTACTATTAAAGCTAATGAGCTTGAACTATGGGGAGAGATTTATAAAAAGTGTGAGAATGGCAGAAGAACTGGAACTGGGTTAACTGCTTTAGGCGATGCGATGGCTGCTTTAAGTATTGCTTATGGCAGCAGACAAAGCATTGACGTAACTGGTAAAATTTGTAAAGCTTTATGTTTATCGTCATTTAGATCTAGTGTTGATATGGCTAAGAAAACAGGCGCATTCCCTGTGTGGGATTGGAATAAGGAAAAAGATTCTGAATTCCTTTTGATGTTAAGAGATCTGGATGCAACTCTTTATGAAAACATGCAAAAGCATGGTAGAAGGAACATTGCCAATCTGACAATCGCTCCAACGGGATCAGTGTCTATTATGACACAGACAACATCTGGAATTGAACCTCTGTTCATGCTTTTCCCATATACTAGAAGAAAGAAAATTAATCCAAACGATAAGAATGCAAGAGTAGACTTCGTCGATCCTAATGGTGATCATTGGCAAGAATTTGAGGTATATCATCCTAAAGTCAAAATGTGGATGGATGTTACAGGTGAAAAGGATCTCAAAAAGTCTCCTTGGTTTGGTTGCTGCGCTGAAGATATTGACTGGGTTTCAGCTGTAGAATTGCAAGCAGAAGCACAGAAATATGTTGATCATGCAATTTCCAAGACTGTTAACTTGCCAGAAGATGTGACGGAAGAACAAGTTGCCAAGATTTATGAAGCTGCATGGAAATATAAATGCAAGGGTATGACAGTCTATCGTAAAAATTGCCGTACAGGAGTTTTGATAGAAAAGCCTGCTAAGAAAGAAGTAGAAGAAAAAATTATAAAGAATGATGCTCCAAAACGTCCTTCCGACATTGAAGCAGAATTATATTTGCCAATCGTAAAAAGTGAACCTTATTACGTTGTTGTTGGTCTTCTTGGTGGTGAACCATATGAAGTATTTGCTGGTCTGAATACAGAAGATGGTAAACCAGTGATCAAATGTAAAGAATCTAAAGGATTGCTTAAGAAGTTAAATAGGGGCAAGTATGTTTTCCAAGCTGGCAATGAATCATTTAACTTAATTAATATCAGCAATCACGAAAATGGAGATGCTTTGTGTCGAATGGTAAGCACTTCACTGCGTCATGGTGCGGATATTAGTTTTGTTGTACATCAACTTGAAAAGACTAAGGGCGATCTTGTCAGTCTAAGTAAGGTTCTTGCCAGAACGCTCAAGAAGTATATTAAAGATGGAACTAAGGTGCATGGTGAAGAATGTCCTTCTTGTCAGGGAAGTCAAGTTGAAAGAAATGATGGTTGTGTTCTGTGTAAATCATGTGGTTGGTCTAAATGTGGTTAAATAAAAATGTCAATTGCTAAATATTAAAACCTTTTTATTACATGAATTTCTGTAATAAAAAGGTTTTAATAAAAAACATTTGATACTTTATTAATAAATAGAAATATGACAGACTTTAATTTTAGAGAATTCGTTTTAAACGAAAACAAAGTTTACTTAGCCAAAGAAATTGGTGATGTCCTTAATTCTTCACAAGAACTTTCGGACGAAGTAAATAAAATTGGTACAAGAAACTTAGTTCGTTATGCACAAATTATTGTAAACAAATCTAGAGGCATTCTTCAAGGTCACTGGGGCAATGAAAATAGAAAATTTCTTAAAGGATTACAAAAATGTGCTGTTTCTCTCGCAAAGTCTATAGATGAAAATGATAATATAGAAGAAGTCTTAAAAAGTACAATTGACACTTTGCAGAAAGTCGTTAATAAAATGGGAGTTCCTATTAACGCTTTCCAAATTACAGAAAAACCAAAAGAAATGGAAACTCCTAAAGATGTATCAGGTCAGGATATAGCACCAGATAATCCTCCAGCAAGTGGTTTTGATACCTCTGCTGCTGCTCCTACAGCACAATATCCACAAAAATAATATAAAAGGAAGGTGTATTATTTGTGGAATTGCTGGTTTCATAGGTAAGTCTGTTAATCCAAAATTTACTTATAATCTCTCTAAAAGAATATTTAAACTTCTTGAATATCGTGGAGTACACGCTGCTGGAATCTACGCTATTGATGAAGACAATAATACTTATTTTAAAAAAGAACCAATTCCATCTTCTGAATTTGTTAAAACGGATTACTTTAACAGCATTAAAAATATCAATATGAAATTATGTCTGCTTCATACAAGAAACGCAACAGCAGGTTGTGGTGATCCACATGACAATACTAACAATCACCCATTTATAAGTAAAGATAATAGCAAAATTCTTATACACAACGGAGTCGTTGAAAAAACAGAATACAATATATTAAAAGAATTTTTTCCAACAGAATCAAATTGTGACTCAGAAATACTTCTTCGCTTTCTTGAAAATAGCCAAGAATCAACTGTTAAATCTTTTTCAAAACTAACAGGTCTTATTCCAAAAAGTCAATTTGCTATATCATTGTGCGAAGTAGAAAAAAATAAAATAAAATTATATCTTTATAGAAACCACGCAAGACCATTATATTTCTTTGATTTAACTCAAACTATAGGACAAATATTTTTTTGTTCCACAGTTGAAATATTTCTTCATGCTCTTTCGTATTATAGCAAATCAGATCAAATTATGGAAGAATGCAGTTTTTATAAAGTAAGCCCTTACAAATTATGCGAATTTTCACTCAGTGATAATATCATAAACAAAAAGTTTTACTCAATAAAACTGCATAAAGAGGTGTCACTTGAATACTGATAATTTCTCTGGTCTTGATGTAGATGAGATACAACCAAAAAAATCGAAAAAAGTAAATGGTAAGAAAAAAGGAAATCGTACAGAATTAGAATTAACTAAAATATTATCTAATCGTTTTAATATGCCCTTCACCCGTTCTGTTGGAAG